ACTTGTTTAAGGTAGTGCAAGGGCCATGATCTCAGATACTTAGGGCGGCGGTTGCTGGTTGCAGGGTGCGCCATGTGCGCGGATATGTGGCCCGTGTGCGGGTATATGATCGGGATCATGTGGCAAGAGGAGGCAAAAGGGATGAGGGGCGGCACGGGGGACACGCTCAGTCTCGTTTACGAATCAAGGCTTTCACATTTTTCAGCAAAAACTAAGCCAGACCTAAACATCCTTCAGCTTCCTTTCTCCGCCCTTAAATCTCTTTTCCTATTCCTCCTGCTACCTCCATTCTTGCTCTCCCTCTACACTCTATACAGGGGGCTTTCATCCTGAAATGGAAAACCTAAGCACTCGTTCAGGTTCCCTTAATCAGGATAAAAGCTCCCTATATTTAATCAAGAGATAATTCCTTATCGAAATCTTGACAGGAGGCCCCCTGCCCTACCGACAGGATGGCTTAATCCGCTTTTAGGAATCTTCACAGGTTTAGAGTAACCCTGAAACGAGAACCCCATATCAGAAAGGCCATCTATCCCGGACGAGATAAGAAGTTTTGTCATGTGAACGCTCTTATCGCTCTCCCAGAGTTTCAGCTCTTCCTGAAGAAGTTCTTCCCGTCTGACCATCATTCTCTTTTTAACATCCTGAGCCATTGATTCGACCCAATAGCCAACCGCCATAGCGAGGCAGTCGAGTCTGTCGTCATGCCCCAGAGAGCCACGTTCACGGGTGAGGCGGCTCATCTGATAAAAGAGTTGATATTTGAAAGCCTGCTCTGGAGGGAGGTTTTTGGTAGAGTTATAGTCATATTCAATGACTGACCTGTCGATAACCAGCTTATGCTGATTGAGGACAGGTTCAAGGGTGTCGATGATTCTGGCTTCCTTCTGCTTAGAGTGTTTCACTTCTTCAAGAAGGCACGGATATTCCACCTTCATAAACCAAGGCTGAAGGAGCTTTGAAAACATTCCGTCACCAAAGTTAGCTTCAATGATGACATGGTTGACCTTCTGAGCTTTAGCCATCTCTGCAATCGCTCTAAGGGTGTTATCACCATAACCATCCCTAAACGCGGCGATAGCTGTGATGTAGATGAAGCCATTCAGCATCTTAGCGACCACCACAGCCGTTTCGTCAGTACCTCTACCAGAAGGGTCGATAGCCATAACGGCCCCTGTGTAAGGTATCCAATCCCCTTTAAGCATGACAGGGGAATAGTAATGATCGCCATTCAGGCCAACACAAGGAAGGTCATTGATGATATTATTCTGAGAAGCGGCCCAGACAGGATGTTCGGGGGCTGACTCAGGATTTGTCCCCATGACGATAAGATCATGGAGCTTAAGGGGGTATCGGTCAGCATCCGAAAGTCGGGTATCAAGCATGAACTGAAGCTGAAACCCCGATCGACCATAGGAGAGTTCACGTTCCATCAAGTCCTCGTCAGAGAACCTAAGAGGGTCTGTCGAACAGCCTATGCACCCTTCTCCCAGTCTTTTCATCCTTTCTATAATGAAAGGGGACAGGGATGACCCATAGTTCTTCTGCTGGTTCTCATCAGGGTATCTAGCAGGCCAGATAGCGAACTCATAACCTCGATCAGGAAGGGTATTATAAAGGCTCTGCTCTGTCTGAGGGGTACCGAGGTAGGTGATGATACCGTTAGGCTTAAGGATAGCGTCAAATTCCTTAACGGCTTCTGAGAGCTTCTCCCTCATCATCTGAGTGTAGGAATTGTTCGGAATTTCAATATCGTCTGCGATAATCTCGTCAGCACGACCACCAGTGATCTGAGAGAAGATACCCTTAGATACCACACTAGGGGCGTGGTCAGCTTTACAGGGGCCTACGTCAAAGGAGAGCTTAGAGCATCTCTGGTCGGCTCGTGGCATGAGACACTGAAGGATGGGTATCTCATTGATAAGGCGCAGACAGAAAGTAGTGAAGTTGTCAGCACGGTCTTTACTGGCAGACAGCACCATGAACTTTAGGTTGGGATCACACCTGAGCCGCCAGACTACATACGCGGCGGCAATCCAACTTTTGCCTACACCACGGAAGGCTTCGATGCCTTTACGCCGTGGCCCATGCTGGAAATAAGAGGCTATAGAGAGCTGGACAGGTGTGGGCTTAGGGAGACCGAGGGATTGCCATACCAGACAGAGAAAGACTCGAAAGTCCTTCAGCTTTTCAGGAATAGGGGTAAACTGTATAGATGGCAATCAGATCAGTGCGTCCTCAGAATATTGTCGGCTCCAAACTGAGGGTCGTACTCAGGCCCATAGTTAAGCATAGAGTCGTCATACACTTCGATCTTGTCGATAAGTTCGTTCATGCTTTCGTCAGCATGACCAACGCAGTTAATCCCGTTGTCCTTCAGGAACTTGATAGCGGCGTTGTAATCAGCCGAGGTAGCCTCGCCTGACTTGAATTTTTCGATGAAGCCTTCCGCGATGAGGCCGTGAAGCTGGCCCAGAAGGTCTTCAGATGCGCGAGACATAGGCGTTCATCTCCTTATATTGTGTTTGATTTTGATAGCGAGGTATGCTAGACGATTTCCAGCTGTGTCGTACACAGCTAAAGTGCCTCCTTTCGCCGCTGACCATCCATAGATGACAGGCACAGCACGAATAGGAGGATTGCTTATGGCTAACATAGCTGAGGCACTCGTCATTCAGATTGCTGGAAACGCTCTCTGGGCGTTACTTGTCTATCTGGTGAAGAGAATTACCAACCTTAAACCGTAGGTAAAGGTTGACCCCCGTTAGGGGGCTACCTAGCGGGGGTCTTACTCAAAAGATAAACTTTATCCGGCGAGAGGAGGCCAACGAAATACCTTGCCTGTCATCGGGGGTGTGGATACTCGCAATATCCACACCCTTTTTGTATATACGAAATCCCCCATCGTCAACAACTTTGTGGCTGTTTAAAGCAAGGTGAAAATCGCATAGAATGACGGAGAGAGGGTGTTTTGTCCATTTAGGACAATTAAGCCCTACAGCATCTTCCCGCCGAACAAGGCTCCGAGGCCCAGCGACAGGATTACCCATATCGTCTTCTCGACCCACTGGTTAGAGCCTGAGCATCTAGCCTGAGTGGTGACGAGTTTAGAGGTAACGTCACGGAGTTCGGTGATAGCCTTCTCGTTGGCTTTGACACGCTCTTCAAGACGGCCCTGACCTTCTATGAGCTTACACAGGCCGGAGATTGCCTGCTTGATGTCAGCAAGGGATTCATGGAAAGCCCCGAACTCAGCCTCGTGATTACAGGTATGGTTAGAAAGGCTATCCTTCACAGACAGACACCCTACCCTTAGCCAGCAACGACAGCCCTTACTTCAGCTTCAGTGAAGCCGAGGGACAGGAGCTTGCAGGTGGGATTTACACGGTATTCGTACTGCGCCCAAGACTTCGGGGCCTCGTCAGTACCACCAGTCTCCTGCATGGGGAGAACCTTGTGGGTCTCATCGGTGATGCCTTCAGCTTCGGCGGCAAGTTCTTTGACGAAGAACCAGTCGTTCATAGTGTCGAGAAGAGCCTGAAAGCTGGGCAGGTATGCTTCGCGGGGGAAGTTGGCCTTGACGTATTCGTAGTCGGCCTTGGTATTGAGATTCTTAGGATAGCCTTTCATATCGCTCCTATTTTAGGTAAAAGTGTGGTAGCTCCCAACCTTCTTGATGGTAGCTATAAAGGGCAGTTCTGATTCGTACTGCTTTATTTGACGGATGAGGACAGCGGAGTTCGTGAAGACAATCTTCGTTTCCCCGTCAAGCTCGAACTGGAGCTGAAGACAGGACTTGTCCTTGATGCACTTACTGTCAAAGATGCGGAAGGCTTTGACAACGATAGGCTTATTGAACACATCGCCTATCTTCATCTTTTCTCCTTCCAGTCCTCTGCTTTCGTCAGCGAAGTCACTGAACTTCTTCATGGGAGTGGTCGTCATAGGTTTTTAATACCTCTTTTAGATGTTCAAGTTTGAGGGCCTTACCGAGGTTGTGCGCGTTCGCGTGTTTCAACCAGCCCTCTGCGCTGGCTACCTGAGAGACGGCTTGGATGTGGGTCAGCTTACCCTTATCGAGCCTTTCAGGAATCTTTGCCAGTCGCTTGAACATCCGCTTTGCGGTACTCTTACGCACGAGGATGTACCCCTGAGCGAAATGTCTATATCCTAGAAAATCCACTCCCTGTGTCGTAGGGAAGACTTCGCACTTACTAAGCCTGAGGGATAGCCTTTCGGCGCAGAAGGTCTTTATCTCCCTTCCGAGCTGGTGAAGTTCGGCCTTATCATTACTGAATAGACAGAAATCGTCACAATAGCGCAGGTAAGGCTTCACCTTCTTTTCGTGTTTTATCCACATATCCAGCTCGTTCAGGTAGATGTTCCCGAACCACTGAGAGAGAAAATTCCCGATAGGGACATTCTTGCCGCCTTCTACACTGTCGATGATATTATCCAGAACGGATAACAGGCGGTCGTCTTTCAGCTTCTTCCGAATGATGACCTTCAGGATTGCATGGTCAACGCTCGGATAGAACTTACTGACATCGCACTTGAGACAATATTTGAAGCGTCTAACAAACTCCATACATCTACGGCTTCCTGAGTGCTGACCTTTGCCAACACGACAGGCGTAGCTATCGGAGATGAGCAGGTTATCCCATATCGGTTCCAGAACATTCATAATGGCGTGGTGAACAACACGGTCTGGGTAGAACGGAAGGATGTAGATGAGCCTTTCCTTCGGTTCAAAAATTCTCTTGGTTCTGTATTCCGAGGTGGTAAAGGTTCCTGCGATGAGGCTTTCATGCAGTTCGTCAATGAGCTTGTCCTCTTTGGGGAGAAGCCTTTGAATCTTGCTCTGCCAGTTTTTGTTCTTTCTAGCCTTCTTGAACGCGAGATGAAGGTTCTCCTTACTGACAAAGGACTCCCATAAATTACCATGACGTTTCATGTTCAAACCTGCATAAGAAACGACTCAGGCGACTTTCGCATATAGCTACTAGCCGCCTGAGTCTCCCGTTGTGTGTTTTGCCAGCCTGAGCTGACACGGATAAGCGTACAGCCGAGGGATTTGAGCTTGATTTGCTACGGACTTTCCCCGTATCGGACACCAGCCGCACGGCGTTATTCGACCAGCTGTTAGACGAAAAGTTGTTCAAATTCGACGTGCGAGAACCGCAATTCGACCTGTTGCTCCAATTCGCACCCAATAGCACCTGCCGAAGGAGGCCATTACAAGACTGAGGTGATACACTTACCCAAATGTTTAGGGGCGGGCTGACGCCCGCCGCGACTTGCGGCCCGCGACCTGACGGTCTGCGGCCCGAAGATTAGAGACCCATCGGTTAGAGATTAACGACCCTCGGCTCGGACACCAGCCGCACGGCGTCAACCGACCAGCCGTAAGACGAAAAGCCGTTCAAACTCGACGCGCGAGAACCGCAATACGACCCGGCGCTCCAATACGCACCCAAACGCACCCGCCGAAGGAGGCCAGCACAAGACCCGTACTTCTGCGAATCGAAAGAGGGGTTATACACAGACTTCTCCTGCCAAGCGTAGCCAGACAGATAGAAGTTATCAGTATTCCAAGAAATGCCGGAGCCGCTGTAGCAATCATAGGTGTCTCCACCCCACTGCCACAGCGCACCACAGCAATCTTCGATGCCGTAGTTAGATACCATACGGCGGCTTGCCGTGTCCACATGACCGCCAGTGGTATTCGGGTCAGTTGAACCCTTAATGTTGGTGTTCTCGTTACTGCCCTTAGCGAACACGATGAACTCGTCACGCATGGTCAGACGCTTGCCACAGAGACCTGCGTATTCGGCAAACTTCTCACCGTGGAACGCAGGGGAGCTTGCGCCGTCAGAAATGGTCGCGCCATAGGCAGACGTGAACTTAGCACCAGTCCAGCTTGCGAGGTAGATGTCCACCCACTTACCGATGCCTTCGACCCACACCATACCTTCAGGGTCGGATACGGGGCGGTGAAGCAAATCCCAGACGGACAGAGGCAGGATGTCGCCAGCCACATAGCCGCTCAGGGGATGACCGCTGATAGTACCGACATTGGCGCAGAGGCAGTGGAAACCGCCAATCTTGCGGGAATTGTCTGCGGTGTAGCCAGAGGGGACGGTAGAGTTCATGGAGAGAACAAAGGTGGGTTCATTACCAAGCGAAGGAGCGCAGGCGTAGATGTAAATATCCTTACCAGCGCGATTAGCGGCGGTAGCGACAGTTGCAAGGCTGAGAGTAACAGCGGCCTTGGAGATGTAGCCCACGTTGTTGATGTTCACCTGAAGTCCGGCAGGAATGGTAATCGAGGTCTTGTTGGGGGTCGGGAGAGCCTGTCTGCGGAACCAGCCCGGAGCGGCGGCGATGGTAAGGTGGACGTGATTTACCACGATAGCATCTACCTTGTTATCAGCTTCAGCCGCACGGTCATAAGCCGACTTCACAGCTTTAGAGGTTGCGCCGACATCTGAGGCGGTACTGGTCACGGAGTCAGAAAGAGGGGAAGTACCTGCGGGGCCTTTGATATACACAGGTTCGGGATTGTCGAGGCCACCGTCATTTTCCCAATAGAGATAGCCGTCCTTGATGTAAGGAGTAAAAGTGACACCCTGAACGCCCTGCTCACCCTGTTCGCCTTGTGCGCCAAACTTTACCCACACCGTAGGATGAGAGTCAGGTTCATAATTCTTAGGCACATCAACAAGGGCAAGCCAAGCAGATTCCTTATAAGTGACCCAATCGTAGGCTTCGTAGGTTACAGAGGAACTCCATGCCCCTTTAGGAACGGGCCTCACTTTACCGAGAGTAAGAGTCGCCATGATTAGATTGATACCTCCAGTTCACCATTAGCGTTGATGGTGAGGTTAGGGGCATCTTCGGCCCCAACGTAATCGAGTTTGAGATAACTGTTTTCCAGTCGGAAATGAGCAAACGCCATACTCCAAGGTGAATCCCCCATAGGGCCTTTTTCACCCTGAAGCCCCTGAGGGCCGGGTGTTCCCTGAGGCCCCTGAAGCCCCTGAGGGCCAGTATCACCTTTAGGCCCCTGCTCTCCCTGAGGGCCTCTGATACCCTGCTCTCCCTGAGGGCCTTCAGGCCCACGAGGGACAAACAGAGTAAGAACACCGCTGTCTTTATTGTAGGAGGCGTGGACATTATCATCGTCACTCTGCGTGGCAGTAACCACCATAGAGCGGAAACGGTTGTAGTCTTCCCTACAGAGGTTGTAGAGAACCACCATATCAGCAAGCGCA